AATAAGGTCATCGTTAATATCGGTCTTTAGGTTCCACTCCTCTGCATCTTTCCAACCTAACCGTATCAGATACCCCTTAACCACATCAGATTGTGTCATAGTAGATGGGTTTATCTCTACCCTTGTAAAAGGGCCACATATAACATCTGTTGCAGTCTCAGGTACGTCAAAGTACTCACTGGTGTTTTTATTCAGTAGTAAGGTTTCTTCCTCAACCTTCTGAATATCCCATTCCTTATTCTTAGTGTCGGGGTGTTCCTCTTTTATCCAATCCGTAAGTTCTTTCTTCTTACTGAATGTTGGGCTAAAGCCCTTGGATAGATGGTGGCCTGAGTACTTATTTACCTTATCTACCCTTGTGTAGTTCATAGTGGGTTTGAAGTAAGGCTTCTCTACTACATCCTCAATGCTTCCATTCTTCTTACGCTGTATAATGTTGTCCTTAACTTTAGCGGGGTTATACCCAAATAACTCCGCCATCTCTGACTTGCTTATCTTACCCCCCTTCCCCTTTATTGTAGGCGGGAGTAACGGCTCAATCTCAGCCCTTAATGTTTCAATCTTATAGTCCAAGTCCTTTATACAACGTTTTACGTGAGGTACATCAATGGTAGGTCCGAATATCTCCTGTTGGAAACACTCAGCAGCATACAACGCTTCAATCTGCAACGCTGTAGTGAAGTCTATGTTGTACTTCTCCTTTAGATCGCTTCTCTCCTTTTCCAACATTAAATACATCTTGGCCTGGATCGTACAATCTTCGAGAACCCTGTGAAGTTTGAATGCATCCATTGTGGACCAATCTGTTACTTCAGGTTTGTTAACCCCACATTTTATACCCCATGCTTTCAAACCGTGGGCACTCTTAGCACCTTTAGGGCAAGGTCTCTCAAACCATTGTAGTTTGGATTGTATAAACGTATCGTGGTACGATTCAAAAGGTATTCCATTATCTGGCCAGACTTTATCAATTACCGGCCTATCGTAGGTGTGACAGTTGTTTATAATTAATTTACTTCCATTATTAGCCGCTTTACTCCAAAACTCAATACCATCTTGGAGCGTCCCTACTCTCTCAGGTATGACATATACCTTGTCATCATGTGGATCTACCACTTCAACATTATCAAACTCTGGATGGTCATGGAATAACAATACTTCGTCAGTGTCCACGTCCACTGAGCATAAGCAATGTATATCCTTGGAGGAATGAATAACATCATAAAAGCCGATTGCTTCAATGTCGCTTGCCAGTCTACGGTTCTTGTATTCCAATCTCCACCTCTCTTAGGTTATAATATATCGTTAATATCCATCTCCTGCTGTTCTTCCCCCTGGAAGTAACTTTCATCATACTCTTGATGATCCGATTTACCGCTGAAGAAGTCTTCTAGGTCATATTGCTGTTTAGATTCAACATCGTAGTACAACCCCCCTATATACCCTGTAGTACCACCACGACACTTAGGGAGATCCATCTCTGTGGTATTCCTCACAACAGGGTCCTCAGACATCTTATTACGGTTCAAGATGATATTCATATCAGCAGACTGAATAAAAGAGCTACTCCCAAGTACGTCAAACTCAGATACCTTCCTTAGTTTACCATCCTTATCCGTCATTGGCTTACGAGTGTGAAGAACATTAAGGAACACTTGCCCTTGTTTCTTCTGAAACTTCTCCCACATCATAAATTCTTCCTGTCCATCATTCCCTAATGACCTTAAGAAGTCAGTCAACGGGTCAATGATAAAGAGATCGGCACCATTCTTCTTAGCTGATTTCTCCATCTGTCTCTTCATACTATCTATGTTACCATCTCTCTCATCTACAATGTAGAACCTCTGTTCCCCATACTCATTAGTGAACAGATCAGAGTATAGTGCTTTGACATCTTCCTTGTGCAAATATTCCACGGCATCGTGCCCATCAGAAAACCACATAAGGTTCTTCTTTAGATGGAGGGATAACATATCAATTGCTAACTCCTCAGCAGTACGCTCCAAGCTGATCACGGTTGGTATCTTAGGGCTGTGGAATAGCCAATGATACAACAGATTATCAGCAAAGTAGCTCTTACCAATAGAAGTATCCCCTACAACATTAACAATCGCCCCTGTAGATCGGATACCCCCTCTCGTAGCCTTTTGTAACCTGTGCATATAAGGCGGGAACGTTATCTTAGGTGTAGTAAGGAACTCATCAATCCCTTCTAAAGCCTCTGATGCTGTCTTGATCCCCGTCTTCTCATACTCTTTGGCGTTGTAGAAATCCCGTATGAATTGCTTGGCTTTCCCATCCAACAACATCTGATTGGGGTCTTTGCCTGACCATGTAGCGATTCTCACCTTCTCTTTGGGAAGTACTGCGGCAATTTCCTTAGAAGCTTTCCTCCCAGCTTCGTCATTATCCATACCAACCACGATAATATCGAATGTGTCAAACCATTCATATTGTAATGCTGCTTGCTTGGCTGCACTCCCTTCCCCTGAAGTAGGGCTTACTACTGGCATAGGGGAGAAGTCCCCTTGGTTTCTTGACCTTTGGTGATCTAAGAACATCTGGTATGCCGCTGCCTTGTCAGCTTCCCCCCCGCAAAATAAGACGTACTTACCCCCCGCCTGGAATAGGTGCTGCCCTGACAGATCATTGTTAACCCCTGTGGTCCCTACCTTCCCATATGAGAAATCTTTTGGGTGATTGCGGCACTTATAACCTGCTAGTTTCCCTCCTCTTGTTTCTGGGTAATACTGAGCTATTACGTTCCCTTTGTCATCTAATTTGCTCAATGTCCTATAAAACTTATCTGTCTCTTGACGTATCCCTCGGTAGTTTACATTCTGGAACACCTTGTCAGATTGAAACTCCTTAATAGCTTCGTGGGGCATAGGTGTGAAGTCTGTAGGTTTACGTGCTTCCCTTCTCTTTTCATCACCTAACACCACTTCCTTGCCAAGGATCTCAGAGATGATCTGCTTTGCTTCCTTGAAAGGTACTTTCTCATGTTCTATCACAAACTGTATTGCATCTCCGTTAGCCCCGCAGCCAAAACAGTAATACCTGTCTGTTTCTGGGAACACCGTGAATGATGGTGTCTTCTCCCCATGGAACGGGCAGCAAGCCTTCAGAACACTACCCTTATCCTCTAACTCTACGTACTTTCCTACAACCTGTTCAATATCGGTAGTCAATTTATCTCCTCCGGCTGGTGTTATTAATCAAAGTCCAGCTCTTGTGTCATAGCATCTTCATTAGCTGCTACAGCATACAATGCCCCTTCTAACCAATTACGTAGCTCTTCACTCATATTCACCACTAGGTCATATCCTTCTGAGTACCCCTCATCAGCAATCTCTTCCAGTGCTTTTAGTGTTGTTGCTACAAACTCTTCTGTATTTTCTCTCATTTAAACCCCTCCGGTTCCTGTGTACTTTGACGCAAAACTCTGTCAACGATACGTTTGTTGAATGCCTCTTCTGATTTTATGTAAGAGTAGTCTTTAAACTTCTCCCGTATCTTGTTAAGATAAGAATGCTCAGGCCCGTAAAGTTCATTCATTTTTATCAGCACCTTATTCTTAACCCCGTACCTGAATATAGGCTCGGGTCTGATTGTCCCCCCTTTGTACCAAACCTTACAGATATTAAAGGGGAATAGGGGTACTACGGACTCGTATGTCGGCAACGTCATCAACATTATCTGTACCTTCTCTCCGTCTATCTCTAAATCCCACACATTCTGTAAATGGGGGTTTAGTGCGTAGTGTTCTGGTATATTCTCTCCGCTCTTCCCATAGTCCAACTCTTCCAAACCCAGAGCCCTTTTAATTTGACCCCTTTGGGTTGATGCCTTAAGGTCATTGCGTAGGTGCAGGAAGACATCAATATCTTTTGCCACCTCCCCCATGTACCAATCTCTGGGGGCACCCCCAGCAACAATACATGCAGGGTCAATAACCTCTAAGCGGTTCAGTACATCGTCTGCAACCTTTTGTTGATGCCTTATCCTGTATTCCGTATCACTTATTTTCAATTGACGCCTCCCCGTTTAT